AATATTATAACGGATGGCCTCCACGTGTCAGCAGATGCTAGTAAGAAGGTATACTATATATTGACCCCCAATACACCAATAGTATAAGCCAGTGTTGAGAACCTCAATCGGGGTACACCCTTCTTATTACAAAAATGCCACTCCAGAAGCGTTTCCGCTTAAATGCCAAAAACTATTTCCTCACATACCCCAAATGCTCTCTAACAAAAGAAGAAGCTCTTTCCCAATTGCAAAACCTATCAACTCCAGTTAACAAGAAGTTCATCAAAATATGCACGGAACTCCATGAAAATGGGGAACCTCATCTTCACGTGCTCATCCAGTTCGAAGGGAAATACCAGTGCACGAATAACAGATTCTTCGACTTGGTTTCCCCAACCAGGTCAGCACATTTCCATCCGAACATTCAGGGAGCTAAGTCAAGCTCCGACGTCAAGTCCTACATCGACAAGGACGGCGATACAATTGAATGGGGAGAATTTCAGATCGACGGCAGATCTGCTAGAGGAGGTCAGCAATCTGCTAACGATTCATATGCAAGGGCGTTAAATGCAGAATCTGCAGAAGAGGCTATGCAGATTATTAAAGAGCAACAACCTAAACATTTCGTCCTTCAATATCACAATCTGGTGTCCAACATAACGAAAATATTTCATAAACCACCAGAACCATGGGTTTCTCCGTTTCAATTATCCACGTTCAACAATGTCCCAGAAATCATGTCCGATTGGGTTAACGAAAATATTTCCGATTCCGCTGCGCGGCCATTGAGACCGATATCAATCATTGTTGAAGGTCCATCAAGAACGGGCAAAACAATATGGGCCCGAAGTCTGGGCCCTCACAATTATTTATGTGGTCATATCGATCTCAACCCAAGGATATACTCCAACGATGCGTGGTATAACGTCATCGATGACGTTGATCCGCATTATCTGAAGCACTTTAAAGAGTTCATGGGGGCCCAAAGGGACTGGCAATCAAACTGCAAATACGGAAAGCCAATTCAAATTAAAGGAGGAATTCCCACTATCTTCCTCTGCAATCCTGGTCCCCATTCATCATATAAGGAGTATCTCGGAGAAGAGAAAAACAAATCACTCAATGACTGGGCACAAAAAAACGCCGTCTACGTCTCCATTGAGGAACCACTCTACTCCACCGTCAATCAAACCTCGTCATCGTTACGCGAAGAGACAGACTCGACGTAGAAGATTTGATCTGCAGTGCGGCTGTTCGATTTACGTCCACATTAACTGCAGCAATCATGGATTCACGCACAGGGGAACCCATCACTGCAGCTCAAGCAACGAATGGCGTTTTTATTTGGGAGGTTCAAAATCCCCTTTATTTCAAGATAATCAACGTGGAGCGTCCGATGTACACGAACAGCACGGTGTTCGACATACAAATCCGAGCCAACCACAACCTGAGGAAAGCGTTGGCACTTCACAAAGCCTACTTCAATTTCCAAGTCTGGACGACATTGACGACAGCTTCTGGGCAGATTTATTTAAGTAGATTTAAGTACCTTGTCATGTATTACTTAGACAATTTAGGTGTTATTTCAGTTAACAATATAATCAGAGCTGTCTCATATGCAACGGACAGACGTTATGTAAATAATGTAGTTGAAGATCATGAAATAAAATACAAATTTTATTAATTCATTATCGAATCGTAAAAATAGATCCGAATTTTCAAAGTAGCATACACAGGGTTCGAGGCATGAGTACAAGCCATATACAACAATAGAGCGTTCTCAGTATGGTTCTCGTACTTTGCGGCTTCCTGATGGTTGTACACCACATGAGTGTTGACCTTCCAAAAACGCTTAACAATTGCCTGTTCATTGCTCGCATATTGTCCACCTGTAACCTTGGCATAAAACTTATGCATCACCTGGAAACGATCACGAAGATCGTTCTTAACAGTAGCGGTACTGGGCTCATTGTCAAACATATTAAACACCTGCCCAAAATCCATAGGGGTGCCATATGGTCTCCTATCCCTAACCAACCAAAACATAACACTGTTGGTGTGGTTCTTCAACTTGATGTTGTCGTCCATCCATACTTTGCCTAAAATATACACAGACTTAACACAAAATCGTTTCCCAACGCGATGGGTAATACCACTACCACGTGTCACGTCGGATATACACATAACCCTACCAACGTGCGAAACATCATGGCGTTGTTCAAACGACTGGATCTTACAGGGCCCTTCACAGCCTCTTGGAACATCGGGGGTCCTGTACATCCGATATATCCTGGGCTTCCTGTACATGGGCCTGTTAACCCAAGCATTGGCCCTGTTGGTTTTTGGGCCTCCACCAGGGGAGTAATTCAAATTGCGACTAACCTTAGAGGTCCCCGCAGTAGAACGCCACGGGGCATCCCGCTTAGGCATTTTGAATTAAAGATGATTAGTTCCACGTCACATAGCTCGTATTTATATACAGTCAATACTTGGGCGCTAAGTTGAACACAATTATCTAGACGCGCCACGACAAACGTCATTGGACAAAGCAAAATAAACATCTTTAATTCGAACAACAGCATCACGTGCGTACAGGCCATACACCAAAGCCAGCGGTCGGCCATCCGGT